CACCAAGTTCTTGTTGTACCAGGTTTTGTAAATCACTACGCAATTTCATTTCGTTGCCTGGGTAGAAAAGTGAATACTCTACACCGTCAACAGTATGTTGTTCAGGTTTAAAGAGTTTTGTTTGAATAGCTTTGACTAAATTCTGGGTAATTGTTTCAATAGGCTGCTTGTCCTTTTCAGCTTTCTTCTTTAATCCATACCCGCCCCCTGGCAAGTCCTTAAGCTTTTCACCGGGTATATCTAAATCACCCACCGCATAGGCAGGTGGAGCTTCCGAAAGAAGTTTATTTTTGTAGGCCTCAAAAATAAGATGTGCGTCTTTATCCATGTATTGATTATTTATAACTTCTTGTTATAATTTATGTTATGGTCGGAGTATTTTCTATTAGTCCGTTAAAATCTGGGTGTTTTCTAGAAAAAACATTCCCTGAGAACGATTTACAGTTAAATATTACATATAATAATACAGAGATCGGTCTTTCTAAATTTTATAATAATATAATTGAGACAAAATATAAAGAATACGATACAATTATATTGTGCCACCATGATGTTTCACTGGAATACCTCAATATTGATGCTGTAATTAAGGGTTTAGAGCAATTTGATATTATAGGTGTTGCCGGGGGCTTAAATCCAAAAATTATTGAAAAGAATTTGTGGCATTGGATGATGGAGAAAGAGAATTACCGCGGTATTGCCGGTCACAGTGTAAATGAGTCACAGCTTTACGTAACCAGCTTTGGACCAACACCTAGTAGGGTAGCAATACTTGATGGGGTATTTCTTGCCTTTGATCCTAAGAACATATATAATTCAGGGGCAAGATTTGATGAGAATTTTTTATGGCACCATTACGATATAGATTTTAGCTTGACATGTAATTTGAAAAAGCTTAAATTAGGAGTGTGGCCGATATTAGTCAATCATCAAAGCCCGGGGCTTCGTGATTTAAACAACAAGCTATGGAATCAAAGTAACGAATATTTTAGAAATAAATGGAATGAAAAAAGAAAATAATAAAAAGCATCTAGACTTGGATTTCTATGAAATTATTATTGCGTATAATATTCTTACGGATTCGGTGTATTTAGCATCTATTATAGACTTCTTAGATACCGCTTACTTTAAAAATAATGATATAAAGAGTATTGTGAGAATCATTCTTAAGTTTTTCAAAGAACACGGCAATGTCCCCTCTCATACTGAAATAAAGGCTTACCTAACTACTGATGAATTAAAGACTAGCTTTAAAGCAGTGGTAAACCTATTTGTAGATATAGATAAAAAATTTCATAAGACAGAATTAATAGAAAATACTGAACTTTTTCTCAAGGAGAAAGCTGTCATGCATACACTATTAGATGCTGCTGAAAAACTGGATAGTAAAGAACTTAATAGTGCAGATTTATTGGCTAGTGTGGAGAAAGCTGTAAGCGTAAATTTATCTCAAAATATGGGATTAGAATTATTCTCTGATATTGATAAGTTTGTGGCGGAATTGCACACAGAAGAACCTCATATTAAATCGGGGTGGAAGTGGTTGGACCATAAACTCGGTGGGGGGTTTCTTGAAAATGGAAGGTCTCTTTACGTATTTGCCGGAGAAACAAATGTTGGAAAAAGCATTTTTCTAGGCAATATTGCAACTAATGTAGCATTACAAGGTAAAAACGTACTTCTTATATCTCTGGAAATGAGTGAAATGATGTATGCGCGAAGACTATCCTCTGCAGTTACTAGCATACCTTTGAGTCATCTTAAAGAGGAATCCGAACAGCTTAGACAATTAATTAAAGATATTGGAGTAAGTAAAAAATCTAAGATTATTATAAAAGAATTTCCCCCCGCCACTCTTACCCCTCATCAGTTAAAAGGCTATTTAAAGAAGCTTATTCAAAAAGGCATACATATTGATTTAATTGTATTGGATTATTTAAATCTTCTGCATAGCCCTACTGGTAGCAATAGTTATGAAAGGGTTTTGTACAATGCCCAACAAGTACGGGCGATTAGTTACGAATTGAGCTGTCCTATAGTTTCAGCCACACAACTCAATCGTAGTGGATTTAATATTGATAACCCCGGTCTTGAAACAATTTCAGAAAGTATTGGACTGGCTACAACTTCTGATGCCATTATATCTATTTGGCAAAAAGATGAAGACAAAGAGCTCGGTATTATTAATATTGGCATGACCAAGAATAGATTTGGACCAAATTTTGGCAGCATTTCATTGAAAATTGACTATAATACTCTACAAATTTCAGAAGATGATACAATCAACGAGAGTGAAGAGGCCTTACAGTTTTCAAAGACATTAACCTCATTAGGCGGTACTACATAACCTGTCAAATAAATTTAGGTGGGATTTTTTAGTAAATGAATATAAATTTTAGTAAGTCATTGTTATTATATGAATTTCAACAATATTCAACAAGAGGAAACCGAGCATTTATTTCGTACATTTTGTAGTTTTGTATGTATAAGCTTTAATAAGAAATATAATCTTGCAAATATACTCTTACTAATGCTACAAAACAAAACAGTTAAGAATCTTTTCAAGGAACTGTTAGATATTGATAATGATATTGCAGCGGTTAAAATCTTTTTAGAGTTTGATCCTTCTTTATGTAAGAGCAAATATATAATGAAATTTTTAAATAGTCACAAAGGCAAATATTAATGGTTTCAGAAAAAACTATTTACAACACATTCTTAAGAATTTCTCGCTCTCAAAACGGTTTACCTTTTCGTCTTAGAAAACAATGGGAAGGGTTCGAGGAAACAGAGGCTTATGCCCATGTACTTAGACTTAAGAATTTCTTTAGTAGGAATAATTTAGTCAATATAAATGAATTTTTCCTAGCCCCCTATACTATTTACCCCGGGGAAAGTGGTTTCGATTTGCCGTTCTATTCATCACAAAAAGCAATTAAAGTGTATAGTATGGCAATGAAAAAAAAACTTTTATTATCCCCCGATGATGACTACCATCTTAATTCTATTCTACAAGGGTTAAAATTCATAAAAACTTTTTGTAAGGAAAGAGATATTGAAGTAGATGGTTATATTGGGTTTAAGCTGGGTGTTCAAAATGAATTTATTGGTCATCTCAAGAATAGACAAGTAAGCATTTATAATTTATTTGCTTTTAAGGATTTTGAAAAAACAATATTACAACACGACCCGGATCTGTTAAGATTTACTCTAGGTGAATTATATGATAGCATTGACGTGTTCCGTACAAAATATTACAATAGTCAAAAGGCTAAGATATTGGCTACCTCAGGACTAAAAAAAATAATTAAAAGAGTTGATTTATAAAAATAATCATTTAATATTCTTATATGAGTACAATCACTAAATCGATGTTTGATAGCATCAAAACAGCTTTAACCAAGAATAATAATACACAATCCCGTAATAAGGATATTCTTAAACTAGAAACAGGCAATACGTATACAGTTCGTCTTCTACCTAATCTTAAAGATCCGTCTAAGACTTTTTACCATTATTATACTTTTGGCTGGACTAGTTTTGCTACCGGTCAGTATGTAGCGGCTTTGAGCCCAACTACTTTTGGCGGTAAAGATCCGATAGCCGAATATCGATACAAAGTGCTTCGTACTGGAACAGAAGAAGAGAAGAACAAGGCCAAGGCTATTCTTCGTACTGAAAAGTGGCTAGTTAATGCTTATATTATTAATGACCCGGTGACACCAGAAAATAATGGCAAGACTATGATTTTGCGTTATGGTAAACAGCTTCATAAAATTATTATGGATGCTATTGAGGGTGAAGGTGCTGAAGATTTTGGCCCTCGGATATTTGATTTGAGCGATAAAGGAAGTAGTTTAAAAATTAAAGTTGAGCAACAAGGTGATTATCCTACCTATGTAAGTAGTAAATTTGCTCTGCCTAAGGCTATTGAAGGCTTAGAAAAGTCCAAGCACGATACTATCTATAATAGTATTTTTGATTTGGAAACGGTGTTTACGGTAAAGAGTTATGAAGAGCTAAAATCGCTTCTCGATGAGCATTATTTCGGCTCAGAAGAGTCGGTTGAGACCAAGCCTACTAAGCAGGAGAAAGCCCCGGTAGCAGTGACGTCTGATTCTAGTGAAATTTTAGAAGATGATACAGTCAAACAGCTCCTCAAGGGCCTGGATGATTAATGGAATCGATTAAAGAACTTACACCGGATAATCCCGAGGCCCAGCAAGCCATATACAACTTGTTGGGTACTACTCTGGCAGAATTAAAAGAAATCGATAAAACTGTTGTCGGTTCGTCTAAAAATATTACTGGAATTAGAACTGATTTAAAAAACGTATTTAATTTTCAGGAACCCCCAACCCCGGCAACCGTAGTTAATGCAGGTGTCAATATTCAATCTCAAAGTGCGCCGTTGCATGCTACATTTATACCTACGCCAGTTCCTTCCGCTCCCCCTCCAGTTGTCACACCTATTCAACAAGAAGATCCCGATCAACTCGTTTTTGACTTTAGTAAAAAAATAACGCCTGATACCATAAACGATAAGCTGGATATAATTATAAGAAAACTAGATAAGATTGTTGATAAGTTGCAATAGGTAGTATAATGTTAGTGTGAATGTTTTTATACCGGATAAAAAGTTATTTGTTAGCAGCTTTCTTTCACCTCTAAGTAAAATTAATGATAGTTGTGTAATTACAGTTTCTGAGGAAGGTTTCTCAGCTATTGTTAGTACTTCTGATAGTTCGGTTATTCTGTCTTCACAATATAAAGTAGAGCTAGATATAGACAAGCCTATAGATTTGAACATAGCAGATCTTAAAAAGGTACTAAAGGCCTTTGACTGTATAGGTTCAAATAGTTTTACGTTAAACATAGATACAAATAACATATGTTATAATGGTACAGAGATACGATTTAAGTATCATTTACTTGAAGATGGAATTATTACGAAACCAAAAATTAACTTACAAAAACTTGGTAGTTTGGAGTTCCCTGTCATCTTTCCAATTCAGTATAAGAGTTTGTTAGAATTGCTAAGAGGGAGCACCTTTGCTACCGAAAGTAATAAGCTTTATATCTACACTGAGAACAATAAAGTTTTTGGCGACTTAACTGATAAAGCCCGTCATAACGTAGATAGTATGTCCATACCGTTAAGTGAATATCACGGTACTAGCTTTCCAGGACTATGCTTGAACTTTGAAATAATTAGAATAATTAGTGGTGTGAAGGTCAAGCAGTTAGAATGTAAGATAAACCCAAAGCTAGGAGTGGTATTATTCCAGGCAACCGATAATATAGTACATACCCAATATATTGCATCTACCTTAGTCAAATGAGTAATCCGAAAAACAAAATTCGCACACCCAGCTATTTTATGAAAAGGCTTAGGGATAATGGGTTTATAGTTCTTAAGGTTTTTAATTCATACGGGGAGCATGACCCAAGACGATGGACAGTTTTAGTCGACCCCGGGACAACTAGCGTATATGTTACATGTTACCATAATAAAGATTTTCTCAATGAAATTATGTTTGAATTTAATGACGGCGGTATAAGATTTGTAAAGAATTTTAGCATTAAAACTGACAGCATAGAGGTCATAATCTCTCACTTACTAGAGAGAGGTGTTCAAAACAATTCTAAGAATAGTCCGTTTTACACAGCAAGACCTAAATATAATGGTGAAACAACCACAACAACCTGATGATATGAATAGGGACGATAAGCTCCAAAAATTAGTTAAAACTGATAAGAAGCAAATTGAAGAGCTCTTAAGGTCCGCTATGCAAGATTATCTCAAGTATCAAACAAGTGCTCGGACAGAAAAGACTAAAAATATTAATAATTTAGTCAATTTGATTTCCGAATATTTGGGCGCGTTTATTATTGTAGGATACGATATGACAGGTATGCCTGTTAATCTTATACATGCTAAAAATCAAATGGATGCTGATGCATTAACCACAGCATTTAATAAATTTATTTTTAGTACTCTTAATAGTCGCGACGA